AATGTATCAACATAGGTTGCACATAGTCATTAACTAAAGATAAATAATTACCACTTAAATTATCAGCAATAATATCAGCACTAATCTTATTGTATAAATCAGTTCCTAAATAATTTTGTATATCTATCTGTTGTGCAATCTTAATGAATTGTATAAACTTGTCAGTATCTACATTTCCATCAAGAATACTATTCTTTACTAAATCTGTTCTGCTTATAAATAATGCTGTTGCCATCTATCTTTTTTTATTTACAAATCCATTATTAGGCATATCAGTTGGTCTTGTTGCAACTTCTTTTGCATTAACCTCTGGTTTAAAACCCTCTTTTCTTGCCTTGTTTACACTTACCTCTGCGTTTGGATTACCTACGTCTGGTTTTAGATTCTTTGTCTTTGCCTTGTACGTTTTTCTCATCCAAAAATGATGACAGTCTCCACCACCTTTATAAAGCCATATATCGTAAGTATCTGCTCCGTTTAATCCCCAACCCGGATTTACTGCTTTTTGGCTCATCATATCAATATCTTCTTTTCGATATATCTTTTTAGCTTTAACCATTTTCTTACAAAACTCTCTACTTGTTTCTTTAAATGTTAAAGGTGCATATTGATATCTTACTTTAAATTGTACACCTTCTTCGTTTGTTCCATCTTGACTACTTTTTGCATTTGGTCTTGCAGTTCCAGTAGTAACAAAATTGTACATTTTAGATAATACAGATAATTTAGGATTGTTTAAGTTGTCTATTTCTTTATTTAATTCTTCTTCCGCATCGTAATCAACTTTCCTTTCATCAATTAACTCCCAATTTTCTAAATCTTCTTCTTCTCCAAATTCACTGATAAAATCAATTTCTTTTGATAATTTAACACCAGTTTCTTCCTCTCTTGTTTCTGCATCTACTACATTACTCAAATCTTTAAATTCTAAAGGCTGTAAGGTTTTAAAATATAGATTTAAGCTAATATCATTGTATGCCAATATATCATCAAATGCATTTATTAAAAGTGTCTGAAATGGTCTTATAACAGTGTTATCCATTAACAAAGAAGCAGTTTTTAATTCATCTGCGTTGTTTCCTAATCCACTTGAATCCTTTACACCTAACAACATAGGCGATACAACTCGATGTGCTACCATAATCTTACGCATACTTTCATCAGAAAGAAATTGATATTGGTTATGTGCATCACTTAATTGTATTGGTTCTATACTCGCAGCAGTATTTGCATCATCATTAAAAGATAATATAAACTTACCACTATTAGAACTACCACTAAATTTCTGATAGATTCTATTCTCTATTAATTGTCTTTGCTCTGGGTCTGGTGTACCATTATTAAAATTGATTAACATACTTGGTGCTAATCCATTCATAATGTTATTAATATGGTAGTTAGATATTTCTTCTTCTAACTCTGCATATTGTATTCCGCCTTGATAATCTACTGGCGAATAATATTTATATCCTGCCTTATAAGGTTTTACATAATATATCTGTATAGCTTCATTACCATATCCAAATGCCTCTATTCTTTTTAAGGTATCGTTCTTTTTATAATTTGCCCAATCTGGGTGCATATAATATGCTTCTATTTCTCCTTTTTCATTACACTTCTCTGCTCGTAATGTTTCAACTGGTATATGCTCTACCCTTGCAATAGTTTTTCTGTCTTTAGAATATATTACTTGCATTGCACACTGTCCCATTAGTTTCAAATCAGAAGATAATCTCCTTACGCAATCATCGTGAAACAATGTAATCATTTGTGCGTAAGCTTCTGGCTTTCTATTGCTATCTGTTGCATCTAAACCCCTACCGAATATCATTTCTGACATTCCGTTTATGATAGCATTATTTGTAGCACTTCCATTATACCTATCAATTAAAAACTGAAAGTAATTATTATCTTCTCCATAAGAAACAAAATTGTCTGTCTTTGTTTCCTTTATTTTAGGACTTGTGTATGTTGATAAATTTAATACTCTTAAATCATTCATATTATAAAACTATATAATCATTATTACCATCTTTTGTTACATATTCGTTTTTATTAACTGAATAGTAATCGTTGGTATCTTGGTTTATTGTTTGGTCTGTACAAAATACTCTATCTAAATAAATGACATTAGAACCATTTAAAAGTGTTAAGTCATAATACCTACCCTCTTTTAAATTAAACGCATAAGACAAGCTTAAATAGTCTTTATCTGTAACAGTGTTTACACTTGCGGTAGTTATCTCGTTAGTACTGTCATCTCTTAATTTTAATGTAACAGATGCAACGTAACTTCTCGGTATTACCTTAATGGTTTGTTGGTTTGTACTCGTACTTAATACTTTCATATTAGTATATAGTAATAAATACTATTTTTTGTGTGTATTAATAATATAAATAAAAAAAGGGTATCTGTTAAGACACCCCTTTAATATAAAGTTAAAATTTAATTATGCAGTTGGGTCAATCTGTGTTGCAGAAGCATCAGAAGTAATTACCGAACCAGTAACAAAGTAAGGCGGTGCAGTTTCTTGTGCTACAATAGTTAAATTGTAACCGCTTACATCTCCCATTGCTGCTCCACTTGTGATAGAACCACCATTTACCTCTGCTCCGTGTTCTAAACCTACAACAAAATAGTTTCCGTTGTAATCTTCGATAGCTACGTGAGGTCTTGCGTGTGCAATTAATTTTAATTCTTCTTGAGTTGCTTTGTCTTGAAAAGTTAAAGCCATTGTCAAGGTACTTTCATAAAAAGTAGTTCCGTTTTCTCTTGATGAGTTTATTGCAGTTTCTAAAGATGATGCACCTTTTACATCAAATTGAAACCAACTTGGACTTCCTGCAAATGCAGTAATCTCTCCACCCACTATTGTAGACGCTCCTAAAGTTCCATAATCTGCAAAGTAGATAGTTTTAATCCCACCTACTGCCGATTTGCAAGGTACTTTACGTCCAGTTGTTAATGAACAAGCCATATATTTATATTGTTTTAAATAAAAAAGGGTAGATGTGCATTAAGCATACCCACCCTTTTAAATATTGATTAATTAATTATTATGAATAAAGAACGATGTCAGAACCGAATACGTGTTGTACTCCTGCGGTAAATCTCATTATTACTCTTACATTTTGAGAACCATCAATGTCACTCATATCAATTACTTTAACCTCGTTTTGGTCGTTTAAGATACCAGTTCCGAAATATAAGTTAGATTTTTGAGCAGCAACCATAGTGTCATCTCCTAATCCTTTAGCTACAAAGATGTTGATACCATCAAAAGATAATTCCCCACCATTGAACCATTGAGTTCCTTTGTTATCAGAACCAGCGTTTGAAGTTGCAGCTACTGAAAATCCTCCTAATGCTCTAATGTAAGCACGTGCTACATTTGAAGAAACATAAAGAGTTAAATCTTCTTGTCCGTAAACAGCAGTTGGAATAGCATCTACTACTTTTCCTAATTCAGCAATTACGTTTGCAGAAGTTACAGTAGTTCCTGTTACATCTACAACAGTTGCATCAGCAGTTAATTTTGCAGTAAATCCGTCAAATTCTCCACTGTTTGCAGTTGCCCCACTCCAAATGTTTTTCTCTGTCTTGTCAGCTACTTTAGAAGCAACGTGAGCAATTACGAATTCAGCAAAAGATGGTGCTAAAGAATCGTGAGCAGAATATCCCATTTGTTCAGCTTCCCAAGAGTTATGTAAATCTTTCTTACATAATTGTAGGTTTACTTGAAACTCGTCTGGAGTTAAAACTGCTTCTGTTAAAGTTAAAGTTCCTTGATTTGTTACAAAGTCGCAAGAAGCATCTTTTACGATGTCATCAGTTGCACCCTTTTGGATAACAGATTTAAACTTTACGTTAGGTAGAATTGAAATAGCACCACTATCTAAAGTTGATGCAGATAATAATGCAGCAGCGATATACTTACCACTAAATTCTCCTGCATAAGTTGATGTTAAAGATACACTCATTTTTATTTAATTTATTTGTTATTAAAGTTTATTTATTTTACTCATTACTCTATCCAATGTAGACATCCTTCTTTTAGATGCTATATTGAATTTTACTTGTGTTTTAGAAACTTCTGCGTTTGTGTTGATTGGTTCAGCAGCAGGTTCAGATAATTCTTGTGCAACCTCTGTTGGAATTTCATTAACAACCTCTTGAGCAACTTCTGAAAGTTCTACTTCCTCTTTTACTTCCTCTTTTGGTTCTTCACTCATTTCTTCTTTAGGTTCTAACATTGCTTTGATTTCCTCAATCATAGATTTAACCTCTGCAAGTTCCTCTTTAGTAGCGTAACCCATTTCTTCTTTTTCTTCTTCTTCTGCTTCCACTTCTATTTCAGCTTCCACTTCTTCTTCTTTAGCTTCTTCGTTTTCAGATTTCATCTCTTTGATAATACCTTCTTCTTCGATTACTAAAGTTTGACCGTCTTCTAAAACGTATTCGCCAACTGGTAAAGCAACTTTTTCATCTTCTGTTACGATAAAGATTTCATTACCACCTTCAAATTTATCTGCTTCTAAAACAGTTCCATTTTCTAATTTCATTTGCTCAAGTTTTACCTCAACCCCTAAAAGAGTTTTTACTTGATTTAACATTTCACTTGGTTTCATATAAATATATAGTATTAAAAAAATTAATTTGTATTTTCGTTTACACTGTTGTAGAGGTTTTCCCTATCCCTTGTGCTTGTAAGCTACCATCACAGCATTTTTTAGAGTATGTATTGTCTTTACATAAACACCCTCTTTTACTTGCTCTTGGACTTGTACTACTTGGAATTGTATTGTTATTTTTTCTCATCTTGTTTTATTTTAGATTCTGCCCAAGTTTTAGCTGATTTACCACCCCATAATAAATAAGATATAGTTCCACAAGCTTCCGTATCACTACCATCATAAAATTCTTCTGCTCTACTTAAATAAGAAAACATACGTTTTATAGTTTGCATACTTATTGGCTTTCTGTCTGCTAATTGTTGTGCTCTTACTTTACCAACTTGTGTAGCACATTTGTTGTTTACTTTCTTGTTTAGTTCAATACCTCTTTTAGCATTGTTACTTACAGATTGTGGATAGTCAGAAAAACTTTCCATTTCTGTTCTCTTACCTTTTTTAAGTCGTTTATCGTTTTTGATAACTGCCTTTATTTGAGATAACATAAACTCTGCTTCTGCTTCTTCAATTTGAGATAATTCCTCTTGTATAATTTCTTTGTATTTACTTGGTTTATTATGTACCCAACCTTTTTTAGTATATTTATCGTGTTCTTCTTTAGTATTTATTGTAATGCTTTCCCCATTTTTAGGATTATACATAATATGAGGATATTCTTTTAGCCCTTCTTTAGGTCTTTCCATTCTGTCAGCAAAGTATCCCTCAATAGAGAATCCTTTTACCTTTCCAGTTTTTACAAAGTCATTCCAAACCTCATCATTATTTACCTTAACAGAACCCATCCAAGT